AATATATTTGAGATTCATCGTGATGGTAAGTGTTTAGATCAATTTGCTAATGCTAATGATCAGCAGAAGTGGTTTGAGCAGAACGTTCTTAAGATGAACTATAAGTCCTTTACTCAGATTGTTATATTGGGATCAAGCACTTTTGTTCCTTTCATGCAATTGACTAGTTCTAATCGTAGAGAGGTGATTGAAGATCTATTGGATATTAAGATCTTCTCTAGTATGAATAATATCATCAAGGAAAAGATTCGTGGTATTAAGGATGAAGTAAATGTTCTTACTCTTAAAAAGGAATCTCTTAATGACAAAGTTGCCATGCAAGAGAAGTTCATTAGTGAGATAGAATCTCAAGGTAAGGGTAGAATAAAAGAAAACAAAGAAAAGATTACTACTCTTTTTACAGAATCTGATAATTATGTTTCTGAGAATGAAGCATTAGAAAATGATGTATTTGATCTTACAAAACAGCAAGAAGAAGTAACAGGAGCTACAGAAAAGTTACGAAAGTTAGGAAATCTTAAAGGTAAGATATCCCAAAAAGTATCGACCATTACTAAAGAGCATAAGTTTTTTACAGAGAATACGGTTTGTCCTACATGCACCCAATCAATTGAGGAAGATTTTAGAATAAATAAAATTGCCGATGCTCAAACTAAAGCCAAAGAGTTGCAATCTGGTTATAAAGAACTAGAAGAAGCAATTAAAACTGAAGAACAGCGAGAGCATCAATTCACACAATTATCAAAGGAGGTTACTTCACTAACGCATGGCATTTCTAAAAACAATACTAGGATTTCTGGGTGTCAACGACAAATCAGAGATCTGGAATCGGAAATACAAAAACTTACCGATCAACTTGCAGACAGAAATACTGAGCATGAGAAGTTAGCAACCTTTCAAGAAAGTTTAAAAACCACCTACGATGAGTTATCTTCAAGGAAAGATACTGTAAATTATCATAATTTCATGTATGGATTACTCAAAGATGGTGGAGTAAAGACTCATATAATTAAAAAGTATCTTCCATTAATCAATCAGCAGGTAAATAGATACTTGCAGATCATGGATTTCTATACCAATTTTACATTGGATGAGGAGTTTAATGAAACTATTCAGTCTCCTATCCATGAAGATTTTTCTTATGCTTCTTTTTCTGAAGGAGAGAAGATGAGAATTGACCTAGCACTCTTGTTTACTTGGAGAGAAGTTGCTAGAATGAAGAACTCTGTCAATACCAATCTATTAATCTTAGATGAAATATTTGACAGTTCATTGGATGAGATGGGAACAGAATACTTTACCAAGATTATCCGTTTTGTGATTAAGGATGCAAATGTATTTGTTATTTCTCATAAGACTGGTATGGAGGATAAGTTTGAGAACCATATCAAATTTGAAAAAGTTAAAGGATTTAGTAGGATAGAATCATGAAAGCATTAGTTACTGGGCATAAAGGATTCATTGGCAGTCATGTTTATTCCCATTTAGTTGGACTTGGTTTTGATGTTACTGGTATAGATTTCCCAGTTGATATTGGTAATTTTGCAGAGTATAGTGATCTGTATAATCCAAAGTTTGATGTTGTAATTCACCTTGCTGCATTTGCTGCACTAAGAGATAGTATAGAAAATCCTAATAAGTTTTGGGAAAACAACGTAGAGAAGTCCCAACCTATTTTTGATTACTGTAGGAAGAATAATGTCAGATTACTCTATGCTAGTTCTGCTGGTGCTCATGGGTGGTGGCAAAACCCTTATGCTATAACTAAGAAGGTAAATGAAGTTCAAGCACCTCCTGATAGCGTAGGAATGCGTTTCTTCAACGTCTGGGCAGAGGAAGGCAGTAGAACTGACATGTTGTATAGAATGCTTCAAGAAGGCACTGCAAAGTATCTCACAAGGCACAGGAGGGACTGGATACACGTTGATGATGTAGTAAGTGCTATTGGACATCTTATACCTAGTACTCATACAGGATACATTGATATAGGAACGGGAGAGGAAACTTCAGTGTTAGAATTGGCAGAAGCAATGGGTATGGGGCATTTGCCTATTAAAGAGGATACTCCAGGTGAACCAGACAGTTTATGTGCTGACACAAGAGAGTTGCGTAATTTGGGATGGTTCCCTACAATAAATATTATGGATACCGTGAGGAAAAATGTCTGAAGAGAAGTGCGTCCAAATAGGAAATAATCCAGCAGATCTCAATGAACCCGATGGTCAGGACAAGTATACTGTCTGTCATGGTATGGGAACTGATGAATCAGAAGAGTGGGGTGATAAGGATGAAAGTTCCTAATTGGCAGCATCACAGTAAGAAAGAAAAGAAGCGAACGCTAAAACCACAAGCACTGCGTTCTGCAAGAGAAAGACGCAGACAGTTAATAAAGTGTCTACAACCTCCTAATAAGGGGGTTTTTTCATGTAATATAGGTATATACGAAAGGAAATTACATGGCAGTTCAGCAAGAAATCAAGTCACAACTAGCAAAGTTGCTTGCTACTGAAGACATTGTAGTAGAGCACAAGCATTGTGAGACAGCACAGTTTAATGTAGACACTCGTGTATTGACCCTTCCTATCTGGGAGAAAGCAAGTAATTATGTATATGATATGCTTGTGGGTCATGAAGTGGGACATGCATTATTCACACCTAATGAGGATCCCCCAAAGGATGTTCCACATCAGTTTTTAAACGTGGTTGAGGATGCTCGTATTGAGAAATTAATGAAGAGGAAGTATTTGGGTATTGCCAAATCTTTCTATAGAGGTTATAGTGAGATGAACCAAAGTGATTTCTTTGAAATAGAGAATGAAGATATTGATACTTTTAATCTTGCTGATCGTGCTAATCTACATTTCAAGATTGGTTCGTTCATTGATATACCTTTTTCAACTCCTGAAGCGGAGATTATCACTCTAATACAAAATGCCGAGACCTTTACTGACACCATCGCAGCAGCAAAAGCGTTATATAATTTCTGCAAGCAAGAACAGGAAGCAAAAGAACAAGTTTCTCAAGCAACTGAAGGGATTCAGTCAGAACTTCCTCAACAATCCCCTACAGGTATTGATTCAGATACTGGGGATAGTGACACTGATAGCACTGGCGATACTGATTCTTCCCTTCCTGACTCTAATAGCGATGCTCCTTTGGAAAGTGGGATCGGTGATACTGATAGTAATACTAGGGGCAGCGATCCTAGCTCTAATTTAGAACCAGAAATTCAGACAGCATCTTCATTAAATGCTAAGTTAAAGGATCTTATATCAGAGCATTCAGCAGAGAATGTATATGTAGAGGTTCCTAAACTTAATCTTGATAGTGTTATTGTATCTAACGAGACTATTCATAAGATAGTGGATGATCATTATCTTGCAGCAGAAGAAAAATATAATGATGCGTTAGCAGAAAGATATGGGGAATATGAGAATGTTCCTGAAGGATTAGAATATCTTTATCCTAAAACCACATTTGAGCACCCTGATAGAGAGTATGTCAAATTCAAGAAAGATGCTCAGAAGGAAGTGTCGTATCTTGTTAAAGAATTCGAGTGCAGAAAGTCTGCTAGTGCTTATGCTCGTGCTTCAACTTCTAGGACTGGGGTTCTAGATACAAGAAAACTTCATACATATAAGTTCAATGAAGATCTATTCAAGAAAGTAACTGTTCTTCCTGATGGTAAGAATCATGGTCTAATCTTTATTCTAGATTGGTCTGGATCTATGTCACATGTAATTCAAGATACCTTGAAGCAACTTTACAATCTAATTTGGTTTTGTAAGAAAGTTCAGATTCCTTTTGATGTGTATGCATTTACTAGTGAGTTTAGAAATAGAAATGATGAATCATATCGTCAAAGTCATTATGATAAAATGATAAATGAAAAGGTTCAACACTATAATAGAAAGGAGGGTTTTCTGCATGTAGATAGTGACTTTAATTTGATGCACTTCTTTACTAGTGATTCAAATGCTAAAGAACTAGAAAATCAAATGATCAATATATGGAGAACTGGTTATTCATTTACAAACCGCACTATTTTTGATTATCCCCATGAGTTAGTTCTTTCAGGAACACCATTGAATGAGACACTAGTTGCTCTTCACCAGATCATCCCACAGTTTCAGGAGAAGAATAATGTAGAGAAGGTTCAGTGTATTGTATTAACTGATGGTGAAGGTCATCAACTTCCTTTCAATACAATGGTTGACCGTCATTGGGAAGATGAACCATTTTTAGGTTGTAATCAATGTCATGGTGATCGTTCTTTCTTGAGAGATCGTAAACTTGGTAGAACCTATAAAATTCCTAGTTCTTATAGAAAGTTCACTGATGCTCTTCTATACAATCTTCAAGACAGATTCCCTTCTACTAACTTTATTGGTATTCGTGTTCTTGAAAGTCGTGATGCTAGATGGTTTATTTCAGCATATCATTATGATAATGAAAAGCAATTGAAAGAATGGAAGAAGAATAAGAGTTGCACTATTACCAATTCGGGTTATGATGCATACTTCGCTATCTCTTCTTCAGCACTTTCTCAAGATTCTGAATTTGATGTGGATGATGAAGCAACCAAGGCACAGATCAAAAGAGCATTTGTTAAATCTCTTAAAGTTAAGAAATTAAACAAAAAAGTTCTTGGTGAATTTATTGAATTAGTAGCATGAACATTTTTGTAACAGATCCTGCACCTACCTTATGTGCTCAAGTATTACCAGATAAACATGTAGTTAAAATGCCCTTAGAAACTTGTCAGATGCTTGCTATTGTTTGCTCTGACAAGTGGGGTCATGGGTATGGGGTACTTCACAAAAAAGATGGAACACCGTATAATACTGATAAAGGTGCATTTCGTAATCATCCATGTACAGCATGGGCTAACTTAAGCATTATAAATGCATGGTGGTTAGTTGCTCATGGCAATGCATTATGTGAAGAGTATACTCATCGCTATGGTAAGGTTCATAGTTGTGAGAAAACTATCCTAGAAGCAGGTAGTCTTATTCCTTTTACTATGACCAGACCATCGGAATTTGTTAGGGCTATGCCAGATGAATATAAGCATGACACAAGCATTGACACTTTTACTGCTTACAAGAATTACATTAGCAGCAAACCTTGGGCTGCATCTAATTATCTACGTGACCCATCCAGAAAACCCAATTGGATCTAATTATGGCAATTAACGATGACATTAAAATCACTATCAATCTTAATGAGTTGGTAGAAGCAAGAGCAAAACTCTTATCTCAATATGAAGATTACTCACATGCAGTAGCAACTGGTGAGTATCTTGATGGTGAAGATATTGATAGAATCGCAGTCAAACTGAGAGAGACTATCACTTGGGATGCACTATGGTTTATGGTAGATGGTGCTATCTTAGATTATATGGGTTTAAAGGATCCAAATAAACCTGATTATGGTGCTACTGCTGGTGATGAACCTGCTAAGACCTATGAGAAAAACAGACAACAGTTTACGATGGTTAAATTAGAATCTCCATCATGGACAATTGATGTGCCAGTGAGGAAAAAGAAATGAGTATCTATCCTTTTTATAGAGTCTTTGATGATAAGGGTGAACAGTATTGTGATTGTGGGTGGGAGAAACATGCACAAGAGAGAGTTCTTGCAAATAGAGGATTTTCTTATAGGAGAATAGATGCTCCCAAACCAATCAATCCAGAGACAGTTGATGTTAGTGTAACTCCCACTGAAGAACTAACTGGTCAACAAGGATTGCCAAAAGCAGTAGACAGACTTCCTTTTGAACCAGAACCAGAGGAAGAACTTGGATTACCACAAAGTGAATTTATTGAGTTTTAATTATGACTAAAGATTACATTAAAGAAATCCCTAACTGGGAAAAAGATTACCTTAATACTATGAAAGACACTCTATCTAAACAACAGATAGAACTTCTTAATGGTAGAAATATTAAGTCAGATGAAGGAATGATTTATGGTCAGATGTATTCTGACTGGAAGAAAAGGAGATGGGATGAATGAGAATGAACAATCAAACAAAACTAGTATTTGCTCTAGAACACATAGCCCATCTGGGTGATTTGATAGAAGGTAATGAGTATGAGTCCTACTTAGAGGGTCATATATCTTCACTAAAGTATGAGTTTGAAAGGCAATTGAGATTAGAAGAAGATCATAAAGCAAACATTAAATGATTAAATAATTATTCAGAAACCCTAACATGAAAGACCCATATCCCAAACCAAGATGGGATCTTGAGAATGATGTACTTCGACTGGAACAAATGATTATCCTCTACGAACAAGAAATCCAAGAGCTGACAACTGAAAAAGAAAAATTAAAGGAAGAAGTAACTTTACTTCGACGCAGATTGAAATACTATAAAACAATAGTGGAAGTGGATCAGGAGGAAGAATAATGAGTGGAGATCCATCACTAAAAGAACCAGTCATTTTTTATACTGACGAGATGACTGAATCAAAGATAATGCTTTTAGAACTTCACGGAATTCAATTTAAGAATAAATACTACTATAATAGTGCCAACGATAATGAAGACCTTTAAGGAATTTTGTTCTCAATTAGATGAGAGTAGTTTAAGTAGAATCAAATCCAAGTCTGATAAAGGAGGGATGGCAGTCATCTCTGGAAGTCGTGGTGATAAATCTTCTAAAGAGAATAAGGCAAGAGCAAAGCAGTTAGATCGTGATATAAAAGGTAAGGGTTTACCAGGTGCTACTAAGGTATCTGGAAGATGGGATGAGACGGATGATAAGACTGGTAAAACTACAAAGGTTAAAGAACGTAGTCACGTTGTCACCTCTGGTAAAAAGGGAAAGAGGGCATTTAAGAAAGCAGTTAAATCTTTAGGTAAGAAGTATGGTCAAGATGCGGTCTTGACACAAACTAAAAAAACTGGTACAGTATCAGCAACCAGAAAGGGTGGACTCGGTAAACAAGCAGGTAAAAATGTTAAGAGATTTACAGCAGGAACAATGAAACCTGGTAGATCTTCTGCAGAAGGTGATACTAAAATTAAAAACAAGACCTTTACTTACGGAAAATGACAAACAAACCTTATGATGATTCCAATTGGAGAGAAGAGTATAAAGCATACACTTCTAGCAAGTATGAATTAGATCTACTTGAGAATGGTCCAAAGAGTCTATCCCAGTCATGGATGATGGGTGCATTGCATAATAAGTGGAAGAAGATGAAGGGTTATAAAGAACCTGAACCACCTGATGTATCATCATCTTTAGGCGAGTTCTTTGATAAGCAGAAGACAATTAAATAAGTGTCCACTGGGGGTCTATATGACCCCTTTTTCGTGTATGATACTTATATTGAAACGAACTACATTATGACATTTGAATTAAAAATGACACAGAAAGAGATTGTTGATGGTTTAAGAAGCACCTATGGATCAGAGTTTACTGCTGCTGATGTGCGTGGATTTGCTGCTGCCAATGACATTGCTTATGCTACTGTCACTAAGAAACTTAAAGAGTTTAGAGTAAAGCCAGGTAGATGGAATCTAGAAGTTACTACAAAAGCAGTGGAGAATATTGAGAAGTCATTTAATTCTCCTGCTGTAGAACCTACAGTGACACAAGACCTAGTTCCTACAAAGGATGATACTTTTGTTAAGTTTGGTCCTTTCAATGATGTGAAGAAAGTAATACAGTCTAAGCAGTTCTATCCTACATTCATTACTGGACTCTCTGGTAACGGTAAGACCTTTGGTGTGGAACAAGCATGTGCTCAATTGGGTAGAGAACTTATTCGTGTAAACATTACTATTGAAACAGATGAAGACGATCTTATTGGTGGGTTTAGGCTTGTGGATGGGGCAACAGTTTGGCATAACGGACCTGTCATTGAAGCACTTGAACGAGGAGCAATCTTGTTACTCGATGAGATTGACTTGGCTAGTAACAAAATCTTATGCCTCCAACCCATACTTGAAGGTAAAGGGTTGTTCCTCAAAAAGATCGGTAGGTTTGTCAGACCTGCGGTAGGATTCAATGTTGTTGCAACTGCAAATACAAAAGGTAAAGGATCTGATGATGGTAGATTCATAGGAACTAATGTTCTTAATGAAGCATTCCTTGAGAGATTCCCTGTAACCTTTGAGCAGGAGTATCCACCTGTTGGAGTAGAAAAGAAAATTCTTGGTGGTGTTGCTTCACAGTTGGGTGTCACTGATACTGACTTCCTTGCAAGACTTGTAGATTGGGGTGACATTATTCGCAAGACATTCTATGATGGTGGTATTGAAGAGATCATCAGCACTCGTAGATTGGTTCACATTGTTCGTGCTTACAGTATCTTTAATGATAAGATGAAAGCAATCCAAGTTTGTGTGAACAGATTTGATGATGAAACAAAGCAAGCATTCCTTGAACTATATGATAAGGTAGATGCTGATGTAGATCTTGACAAGTTGGAGGGGTAGATGTATGATTAATGCATGGAGCTTGCTTTACGATGAACTTTATGGAGAAGATGAAATGAGTGACAATACAATAACATCATTAGAGAGTGATGAGTATGATCCTAAACCACAATCTGATTCAAATGATACTGATTGGAATGAACCTGTTATTACAGTAGGATCTGGAAATACAGCATCTGCATATGCTGACGTATTGAATATTGATACATCAGCATATAATATTGCAGTTAATCCTGCAGAACTTGAAGGACTTAATTTTGAGGTGGATTCTACTTACGTAGCACCTGAATTTGTTAATTTTAGTTTAGATGGTGTTGGTTTTGTTAATGACTCTACACCAGAAAAACCACAAGCAAATTTAGATTATAAACCTCAAAAGTATGAGGAGGATAAAGGTATTGCTGACCTTAAAACTTATGTTACCTCTACCTATAGAGGACATTATACGTCAGAACAAAACAATACACAGACACTAGATTTGATTCAGTCTGTAGGTGATGCAGAATCCTTCTGTCGGTCTAATGCACTTAAGTATCTTGCACGGTATGATAAGAAAGGATCTGCAAAGCAAGATATCCTAAAGGCAATGCATTACTGCCTACTCCTTTATTACTTCAGTGGAAACACTAAAGAACCTGATTACACTAACACTCGATATGAAACTTTCTAAAAGCACACTTGACATTTTAAAGAACTTTAAAGAGATTAATCAATCTATTCTCTTTAAGCAAGGAAATAGTCTTAAGACTATTAGTGTAATGAAGAACATTCTTGCAGAAGCAACGATTGAAGAGGAATTACCAAGAGATTTTGGTATCTATGATTTAAGTCAGTTCCTTAATGGTATTGATTTACATCAAAGTGCTGAATTAGATTTTAGTAATGATAGTCATGTGGTAATTAAAGAAGGTAGGATGAGGTCAAAGTATTTCTTTGCCGATCCTAATGTAATTATTACTCCACCAGAGAAAGCAATTGAACTTCCTAGTGAAGATGCTGTTTTTGATTTAAGCACAGACCAATTGGATAAACTGCTTAAGGCAGCAGGTATCTATCAACTTCCTGATTTGGCAGTTATTGGTGGTGATGGAGTGGTTAAGGTTGTAGTTAGAGATAAGAAGAATGATGCATCAAATGATTTTGCTATTACTGTTGGTGAAACAGATGCTACTTTCTCCTTTAACTTCAAGGTAGAGAATATCAAGATTCTACCTGGCACTTATAACGTAGTAGTTTCACAGAAACTTCTTTCACGTTTTACCAATAAGAATCAAGACCTTGTATACTTTATTGCACTAGAACCAGATTCTACGTTTGGATAGTCATGTGGTATGTTATAGGATGGACATTAGTTACAATGTGGTTACTGCATAAACTTGGGTTTTTTAAAAAATGACTAAGAAGCATAATTACAAGAATCCTTCTAAAGCACAAGACCTTTCGCACTTAGAGGCACAAGTCACTGAGGGTGAGAAGTATTATGATGAACAGGGGTGGGAGATTTCCCCACCCATTTCTGATAGAGAGTGTATCTTTCGTTGTTTAGAAAACTGTGAACAATTAGCAGGACTTGATAGAAAACAAGTTAGGCGATTGATGGAAGACTTTGCAACAAAGAAAACTGAATTTGTTCGTAATGAAGAGTATCCAGTATTATGACTAGAAGAATACATGAAGATGAATACATGTCCAGTGACATCTGGAAGTATAATTTAGATCCACCAGTCTATAAACGTGGAAGTAGGCATAATAAGATTGGTATGTGGATTATGTATATTTTCTACGGTATTGTTCTTGTGCAAGTTATACATGCCATGACAGTAATACCATTCTTTCCTATTACTTTTTCAATCTTATTAGGATTGTCATTTATAGTTTATGTGGCATGGAGGGCATCATGAAATTAACACAAGAAGTCATTGATCAGATTCAAGAAGCAATGTTGCACACCAAAATGAATGGTGATTTGAATTGGAATGATGGTGATGAGATTGAAGTATGTCTTGCTGGCACATTTGCTGCTGATAAGTTCATAGTCATTCACAATAGATCTAAGAATCCTGTGTATCATTCACCACCTCATGAAGGTTTTGATTATGAGAAAGAAGAGTGGAAAGGTGGATCTAATTCATTAGGAAGATCCGCAGGTTATCATTTATGAGAAGAGTATGGAGGACTTGGAAGTATGCGTTGGGTAGCTTCTCTGACGAAAAGACTAGACGATACGACAACTACATTGTTATGGTACGTTCTTTTATTTTCTTTTCTTATCTCGTTACTAACTGTTTTATTATTAGCGGAGTAATCCGTCATTGGAATGACTTATGAGAGATGAATTTCTTTGGGTTGAGAAGTATCGACCCCAGACAATTGAAGATTGTATTTTACCAGAGCAAACCAAGAAGACCTTTCTTGATTTCCTAGATAAAGGTGAGATACCAAATATGCTGCTTTCTGGTCCTGCTGGATGTGGAAAGACTACAGTAGCAAAGGCACTCTGCAATCAGTTGGGGGTTGATGTCTATGTCATTAATGGATCGGATGAAGGCAGGTTTCTTGACACTGTTAGGAATAACGCCAAGAACTTCGCATCTACAGTCTCTCTTAGCAGCGAGTCGAAGCATAAAGTCATCATCATCGACGAGGCAGACAATACCACTCCCGACGTACAGCTCCTCTTGCGAGCGTCTATTGAGGAGTTCTCCAAAAACTGCCGATTCATTTTCACTTGCAATTACAAAAATAAAATCATTGAACCCCTCCATTCGAGATGTGCTGTGGTGGAGTTTGGTATTCAGGGCAAGTATAAACAAGACATTGCGATAGCATTTTTCAATAGACTTGTATCTATTTTAGAACAAGAAAGGATTCAAACTGATAAGAAAGTTCTAGCAGAACTTATCAATAAACACTTCCCAGATTGGAGAAGAGTGTTAAATGAGTGTCAGAGATACTCTGTTGGTGGAAAGATAGATAGTGGTATACTTGCCCACTTTAGTGATGTAAAGGTAAATGATCTCATTAAAAACCTCAAGGAGAAGGATTTTTCGGAAGTACGTAAATGGTGTGTCAATAACTTGGACAATGATCCTACTGTACTTTTGCGTCGCATTTACGATAGTCTCTACACTTCCCTTGTCCCTCGCTCCATTCCTGCTGCTGTTCTTATTATTGCTAAGTACCAGTATCAGATTGCGTTTGTTGCGGATCAAGAGATAAATATGTTAGCTTGTTTAACCGAATTAATGGTGGAGTGTGAATTCAAATGATTTTTCTATCAAAACCCTCAGTGTATAATTTACCTGGAACATGGGAGAAGCAACCTGATGCTATGATCCCTCATCTAAATCTAACACCAGATCAAGGATTGATTCTATTCTTTGGTTTAGTTCTTTTTGGTTTAGTTGCTTATGGACTTTATCTTACATTTGGACCAGGAGGTAAAAATATTAGGGATCCTATTGACGAACATGCTAAAATGCATGAATTAGGTATTGCACATGGACATGGTGGTAACAAAGATGCCTATGAGATGTCTGGAAAACTTAAACATAAGCATGATGATTAATTATGAAAAGATTATGTGCTATAATAAAAAAATGGTTTGATTTAGATCACCATACACCTTGGGAAAAATAATGATTACTAAAGAAAAACAACGCAATCAAGTCAAGTCCAGATTTTATTATATCTTCTGGGGAATAGCAACTTTCTCTGTAGTATTTGGTCAACTATATGTTGGTTCTGGATATAGAATGTTTGCTCATTCATTAAATAGAATCTTTGATACTATTGAAGTGGAAGTTCGTGAAGATTATGGACCTAGATTTTATTAATGAGAGCAGAGACTAGAGAAGCAATGGAAATGTTGTTTTCTGCAAAGTGGAATTTGCCACAAGCAGCAAAACATTGTAATCTAACTTATAAAGAGATGAAGATTACTTTTAATGAGTATTGTAATTTTCATAATGCTTCTTATCAACCTCCTCCTGCTGCAATACAATTGCATTTAGATCTATGAAAACCCTAGAAGATTATTTCTTTATTGGTCTAATACTTCTTGAAGAGTTTGTTAAGAGAACTTTGATTTCTCCTATTAAACTCCTTACGATGTATGATCATTGGAGTCATAATAGATTAGTAGAACAAGCAGCTAGGGATGCTGAATTGAATCCTCCTATATTACCTGATCATGCAGACACTGAAGTCCCTTAAAACTCCTTTACGTTATCCTGGTGGCAAGTCTCGTGCTTGCGTCAAGATGGATGAATACTTCCCAGACTTGAGAGAGTATACTGAATTTCGTGAACCATTTCTTGGAGGTGGTTCTGTTGCTATACATGTAAGTAAAAAGTATCCGCATTTAAAGATTACTGTCAATGATCTTTATGAACCATTAGTTAATTTTTGGATACAGTTACAACAGTTTGGTGATGAGTTAACTGATAGATTAATAGATTGTAAAGTTAAATATCCCAATCCTCTTAAAGAATTACGAAAGGAGAAAGATACAAAGTTTCCTGCCAAAAAACTTTTTCTTGAGTCTAAAGAAAAGATTAATGATAATAGTATAGATCCTATAGAAAGAGCAGCAGCATTTTATATTGTAAATAAATGTTCTTTTAGTGGATTGACAGAGAGTTCATCATTTTCAAAGCAAGCATCGGTTTCTAATTTCTCTATGAAGGGAATTGAAAAGTTACCAGGATATTCAGAGATAATTTCACATTGGCATATTAATCAGTATTCATACGAGTATTGTTTTAGAACAGATATACATGATGGATTGTTTATGTATCTGGATCCTCCTTATGATATAAAGGATAATCTTTATGGTAAGAAGGGATCAATGCACAAAGGATTTGATCATGATAAGTTTGCAGATGATTGTAGTCAGAGTCAAGTGCATCAGTTAGTTAGTTATAATTCAGATCAACTTGTCAAAGATAGGTTTACTGGGTTACAATGGAATACAGCAGAGTTTGATCTAACATACACCATGAGGTCGGTTGGTGAGTATATGAGAGAGCAAAAAGAAAGAAAGGAACTTCTATTACTTAACTATGGAATTAAAGGATTGGCTTAACTCGATTAACTTCAATAAGAAGAATCTTATTGAAGAAGATCCATCAGAGATAAAAAATTATCCTCCCTATATTGTCAATCGTTGTTTGTCAGGGCATATTGATTGTATCATGTTTGTAAATGAGATGAATAAGTATTCATTCCTAGATAAGGACATGCAATATTCATTTTATCTAAATACACTTAGGAAAAAGAAAAGATTTAGTCCCTGGCTCCGTAAGGATAAAGTCACAGACCTCGAAATCATTAAACAATACTATGGTTATAGTAACGAAAAAGCATCTAATGCTTTGAAAATATTAACCCCTGAACAAATTAATTACATTAAACAACGACTTGATACTGGAGGAATGAAATGACTACTTCTACGCAGGAGCCTGAAGTAAAATGGTCGCAAGACCAAATGGTTGAAGTGCTTCTCAATGAACCTGACGATTTTTTAAAGGTTAGGGAAACACTCACAAGAATTGGTGTAGCATCCAGAAAAGAAAAGAAACTTTACCAAAGTTGTCATATATTGCACAAACAAGGAAGATATTATATAGTGCATTTTAAGGAACTCTTTGCACTGGATGGTAAACATGCTAATCTCACATCTAACGACGTACAGCGTCGCAATCGCATTACTCGCTTACTTGCTGATTGGGGACTTATTTCTGTAGTAAAATCTGAATCTGTTTCTGATATTGCTCCACTTAATCAAATCAAAGTTTTATCTTACAAAGATAAGGGTGATTGGATACTAGAGCAGAAATATAACATAGGAAAGAAAGGAAAAGCACAAGATACGAAGGAAACCGAATAAAAATGTAGGGGAATCAACATCCCCTTTTTTTATACTTCATGGTTAAATAGTAATGTCGCCTTCGGGGACATAACTTACACTCGCTTAACAAGGAGAACCATGACTGCACTACAACGCTACCATACATCTAACCTTCCAGAATTAATGAAGGTTATTAAACAAAATGGTATAGGGATGGATGATTATCTGGATCGTTTCTTTAATTCAGATTTCCCACAATCTAATTATCCACCATACAACTTGATACAATTAAATAATCATGAGTCGAAACTCGAAATCGCCTTGGCGGGGTTCAAGAAAGATGAACTTAAAGTCTATACGGAGTTTGGAAAATTATATGTCGAAGGCAGAAAAGAAGAACAGGAAATTGATGGAGAATTTATCCATAAAGGATTGGCCCAACGTTCCTTTGAACGAGTTTGGACGGTCTCCGACGATACGAAGATTGGATCCGTCGAGTTTGTTGATGGACTACTCACCGTGGAATTGACAAAGATTGTTCCAGAGCACCATGCAAGAAAAGACTTTTTATGATATAATATAGAGGTCAAGGCTTCGCTACCTCTGACTGCTGCAATCCCCTTTGGTAGTTTCAGGATTGGAGGCGATAGGAAACTACCCTCAATATTGTGACTGATTATGACAGAAAGAAATTGGGATGATCCTCTTGATTTTAAGGAAGAGGGAATTGAACTTGATTATAAATTAGCAGGTGTCGATATCGATGCTGGTAATGATTTTGTAGAAAAAATTAAACCACATGTAAAGTCCACTCATAGGCCAGAGGTCATGGGTGGATTTGGTGGTTTTAATGGTATGATGAGAATACCTTCTACATACGAAAATCCTATTCTAGTTTCTGGAACTGATGGTGTAGGAACTAAAGGTAAACTAGCAACACTATTTGGTAGAGATTATGATATTGGTATAGATCTAGTTGCAATGTGTGTGAATGATGTAATCACATGTGGAGCAGAACCTTTATACTTCCTTGATTATATTTCTTGTCCTAAAGTTGATGATAATAAGAGAATAACAGAATTGGTTGCAGGAATTGCTGATGGTTGCCGTCAATCGGGTTGTGCTTTATTAGGTGGAGAAACAGCAGAACATCCACAAGATCTAGCAGTTCCTAATGAGTATGATATTGCTGGATTTTGTACTGGTGTGGTGGAGGAAAGTGAGATCATTGATGGTAAACTTATCAATCCTGGTGATAAAATTATTGGTATAGAGAGTAATGGAGTTCATGCTAATGGATTTAGTTTGATTCGTTATCTTACATTCCGTCATCAAATAAAGGTATCAGATCATCCAGATTTACTTAATCCAACTAGAATATATGCTTCTTTGGTTAGTGACTTGAAAAAGGAGTTTCCTATTCTTGGTATGGCACATATTACTGGGGGAGGTCTTCCTGAAAATCTACCTAGATGTCTTCCCAGAAAAGGATTAGATATTAAGATTGATTATAGTTCATGGAAGAGACCTGATATTTTTAATGTGATTCAGGACAAAGGTAATGTTAAAGAAGAGGAAATGAGAAGAGTATTTAATCTTGGTATTGGATATTGTTTGATTGTTCCCCCTGAAGTTGAAGTTGATACTTTATTAAGAATAACTGGACATGGATATAAGTCTTGGACAATTGGAGAAGTTGTGCTAGAATAGTATTAAGCGATTATATATTATGAGTCTTAAATTATTATTGCTCAAATCAGGAGAAGACATTATCTGCGATGTTAAAGAAATGGCAGCAGGTGATGATGGTAATGATAGAAGAGTAATAGGGTATTATCTAAACAAACCTTGTGTTGTTAAGATGAGAAACCCTAATGTTCTTCCTGAAGAGCAAGAAGGAAACACTCAAAAAGCAGGATATGAAGTTTCCTTATTTCCTTGGATACCTCTTACTAAAGATGAGACTATTCCTATTCCTGCCGACTGGTTAATTACATTAGTTGAACCAGTAACCAAACTAAAAGAAATGTACATCGAGGACATTGTAAACAATGGAAATCAAAGTAATAGCACTGATAACAACGCAACAGATTCTGATAAGTCAGATTGATGAAGTTCCTGCTGCTGTTCCAGGTGAACCTGATTGTAAGTTAGTGAATCCTTTCTGGATTAATACGCTAGAAGGAACCACTACTTTAGAACCATTCTTAAATGGTGTTACTAAAGAAGATGAATTTATGATGAGTTCTGATAAGATACTCACGTTGGCAGATCCAACTCCAACCCTACTTGAAAAATATCAAGACCTTACTAAAGAATGAAATTTTACACCAACGTTCAACTAATCGGCAACCAGTTTCTGGTCCGAGGAGTTGAGAATGGTAGAAGGTATGAACATCGTGATGAGTTCTTTCCAACTCTATTTGTCAAATCTAAAAAGAATCTTAAGACTAAATATAAAACGTTAAGTGGAGAAAAAGTTGAAGCAATCAATCCAGGCACGGTACGAGACTGCCGTGAGTTCTATAAGAGATATGATGAGGTTGAGGGATTTGAGATATATGGGAATGACAGGTATATTTACCAGTATATCTCGGAGAAATACCCAGATGATGAAATCAAGTTTGACATATCTCAAATTAAACTTGTTACTTTGGATATTGAAACTACGTCTGAGCAGGGTTTCCCTAATGTGGAATCGTGCGTCGAAGAGATTTTGGCAATCACAATCCAAGACTATACAACTAAGCAGATCGTTACTTGGGGAAGTAAACCTTTTAATAACAAACAGAAGAATGTAACTTATAATTATTGTCCTAATGAATATGAATTACTTACGTCTTTCATAAACTATTGGATGCAAGATGTTCCTGATGTGATTACGGGATGGAACATACAGATGTTTGATATACCTTATATTTGCAGAAGATTAGATAGAGTTCTTGGTGAGAAGTTGATGAAGAGATTCTCACCTTGGGGACTTGTGAGTGAGGGTGAGATACATGTAATGGGACGCACTCAGATTGTATATGATGTGGGTGGTGTGACTCAACTTGATTATATGGATCTTTATAAGAAGTTTACTTATAAGGCACAGGAGTCTTATAGGTTGGATTATATTGCAAAGGTAGAGTTGGGTCAGCAGAAGTTAGACCATAGTGAGTTTGAGACTTTCAAGGACTTCTATACAAAGGGTTGGCAGAAGTTCATTGAATACAATATAATTGACGTGGAACTTGTTGATCGTCTTGAAGGCAAGATGAAACTCATTGAGCTTGCATTAACTATGGCATATGAAGCCAAGGTTAATTATAGTGATGTGTTCTATCAGGTTAGAATGTGGGACACCATAATTTATAACTATTTGAAGAAGAGGAATATAGTTATTCCTCCTAAGAATAGATCTCAAAAAAACGAAAAATACGCAGGTGCTTATGTCAAGGAACCGAAACCAGGAAAGTATGATTGGGTTGTTAGTTTTGATCTCAACAGTCTGTATCCTCACCTCATTATGCAGTATAATATTTCCCCAGAGACCATCAGGGAAACTAGACATCCCAGTGCAAGTGTTGAAAGGATCCTAAACGAAGAGGTAACAGACTTTGATCCTAACTATGCTACTTGTGCAAATGGAGCACAGTATAGAAAAGATGTGCGTGGATTCTTACCAGAGTTGATGGATAAGATGTATGGTGATAGAGTGGTGTTTAAGAAGAAGATGCTTCAAGCAAAACAAGAGTATGAAAAGAATCCGTCCAATGCACTTACAAAAGAGATTGCTAGGTGTAACAATATTCAGATGGCAAAGAAGATTGCCCTTAATAGTGCTTATGGTGCTATCGGCAATCAGTACTTTAGGTATTACAAACTTGCTAATGCCGAAGCAATTACTTTGTCTGGCCAAGTATCCATACGTTGGATAGAGAACAAGATGAACCAGAAGGTCAATAAGATCTTAAAAACAGAAGGTGTTGATTATGTTATTGCTTCAGATACTGATTCCATTTACCTTAATCTTGGTCCTCTGGTTGAGGCTGTATACGAGGGCAGAGAGAAAACTAATCAAGGCATTGTCTCGTTCCTTAATAAGGTGTGTGAGAATGAATTTGAGCCTTTTATTGAGGGTTCTTACCAAGCGTTGGCCGACTACGTGAGTGCATATGATCAAAAGATGCAAATGAAGCGGGAGAACATTGCAGAGAGGGGTATATGGACTGCTAAGAAGCGATACATCCTTAATGTCTGGGATAGTGAGGGTGTTCGATATGAAGAACCCAAACTCAAGATGATGGGTATTGAGGCAGTTAAATCCTCTACACCAGCACCTTGTAGAGAGATGATTAAGTCTGCTCTCAAACTTATGATGAATGGGACTGAAGATGAAGTAATTGACTTTATTGATAAGTCTCGTAAGGAATTTAAGAAACTTCCGCCAGAAGATATTGCATTCCCACGGTCTGCAACTAATGTAGAAAAGTATAAAGCATCCTCTACAATATATGCAAAAGGAACCCCTATACATATACGGGGTGCATTATTGTATAACCATTATGTTAAAAAACATAAGTTAGATAATAAGTATTCTTTGATCCAAAATGGCGAAAAAGTTAAGTTCTGTTATCTGAAAAAACCTAATATTATTCATGAGAATATTATTTCGTTTATTCAGGACTTTCCTAGTGAGATCGGTCTTGACCAGTATGTTGATTACGATCTACAATTTGACAAAGCCTTCTTGGAACCACTCAAAATCATCCTTGATGCTATTGGGTGGAACGTTGAAAAAACTGTAAACCTAGAACTTTTCTTTTCCTAATGGAATTACCTATCGATCATAAGGATTTAAATACTATAGTAAATGCACTATCTCTTGGTGGTGATACTAGACTTTATTTCTTACTTAAAAATATAGTAGATGATCGTAAATTGCAGAACACTACGAGGGAAATGGATATTCATCACCTTGCTGATGAAGTTAAAGTTTATTCAGAATCTGATGAGTATCAGTGTAAAAGTGGAGCGTGTGATATTTAATATCATATGCTATAATATTATTATTGAGGTTATGTAATGGATTTTTTAAAAGAGATAGTAAAGGAGATCGGTGACGAATACACCCAACTCGCCAAAGACATCGACGGAACAGAACAATTCATCGACACGGGTTCATACATCTTTAATGCAGTGGTGTCAGGTTCCGTTTTTGGCGGTGTATCTAGCAATAAGATTACTGCCATCGCTGGTGAGTCTTCTACTGGTAAAACGTATTTTTCCCTTGCTGTTGTCAAGAACTTTCTTGATAGCAATCCTGATGGTTACTGTCTCTATTTTGATACTGAAGCAGCAGTCAATAAGGGACTACTTGAGTCTCGTGGGATTGACATGAACCGCCTTGTGGTGGTAAACGTTGTGACTATTGAGGAGTTTAGAAGTAAAGCACTTAGAGCAATTGATATATATTTAAAGACCAACACAGAAGAACGCAAACCATGTATGTTTGTGTTAGACTCTTTGGGAATGCTCTCCACCGAGAAAGAGATTAGGGACGCACTTGATGATAAGCAAGTTCGTGACATGACTAAATCTCAATTGGTTAAGGGAGCATTTAGAATGCTCACATTAAAACTCGGCCAAGCGAATGTTCCACTCATTGTCACGAATCACACGTATGATGTCATCGGAGCTTATGTTCCAACAAAAGAAATGGGGGGAGGTAGTGGACTCAAATATGCAGCGAGTACAATCATATATCTCACA